CTTGAATATCTGATTTAATAAAATTTAAAAACAATTCTGGATTAATGAGTTCCTTAAGTAGAAACATAACTAGCGTTGGAATTGAAAACCACCACGAGGTGTGGTTCCAGTAATAGTCATTTTATCATCAAATGGTTTGTATGTCACTACTGGTCGAGGTATAAACAATCGACAATCATCACCCATTTTGAGATAAACTTCCAAATATTTTCCAAGTGGTTTTTCACATCTCAATGTAACTGAAAATGGTAGATTTTGCAATCCATCAAATAAACTGTTAGACACTGGTAAGAAATTCAAGATTGTATTGAACGGTATATTGACATCAATATATTGATAAGCATTTGCAATCGGATACAAGTTTTCACAAGGGTTATACCGATTGGCATCAACCAAATAAGTTTTATACGAAACGTCATTATTCTTTGTTTCCATAATCGTAGCGTTAGTTGTTTCCAAAATGACTGGTCCTACAGAAGGAGAAAAATTGAGAGACATTTCAACCGGAGTTGTATGTTTAACATAAATTCTCATTTGCAAGTGCCCAGCCCAATATTGGAAAGCATCACGCCACAACCCAGGTAATGTTGGAATAAACACAGTTTCATTAGTGTCATGTCGAAAAGTTACATCAACACGTGTGTATCTGCGAAAAACCTCACCAAAATTATTCCATGTGTATTCAAACTTTTCACCTAATTTAAGAATACATGGTTTAGGAACTTCAATTGGTTGATAATCATCAACAGGAACAGCTGTTGTTGTTGTAAAATCATCAACTAGTTCTTCTTGTTTCTGTACTTGTGATGTTGTGTTTGATTGTGCTTCAAATTCATCATTGTTTGGATCATCATTTTTCTTTATTGTTGTTGCTTTAATATTAATTCGGTGTGGCACGTAAGGTCTAAATTCACGTAGTTTAACGTTTTCACAACTAGCGAAAACAATAACCTGAACGCTTTGTGCTACTGATTGTGGACATTTAAGTTGATTAGCAACCGTTATTTGAATTGATCCCATTTCTTGATTGTATAGATCATAAGAATCTAGTCCTTCTTTAACTTTTGACATGTTGAAAGCCGAAATAAGATATTCTGTGGGAGCATTGAATGGCACAATTATTTGTACTATTTCTGATCCTGATGTAAAATCCATAATTTGATTTCGGTAAATTGTATCCTGTAATTTTGTAAATGGTTCCGCCCCATATGCTACTGATGCACGTAATCGACCTGAATGGAAATCGCTCATAACGCACAAGAATGTGAATTTAAAGTCTGCCCTCCAAAACATAGCACAATTAAGAGGGAAACAACATGATGGTGTCCATATTCCTTTAACAGCTTCTGGATTTGACCAGGACAAAATAGAATTCAGTGGAATTGACATTTTCACATCACCCACATTATCCTGAGGTGTCCAAGTAAAGAATCCAAGAACAGTTGGTCTGTTGCAATAAGCTTCAACCGACATATCGGCATTCATTCCTTCAATCTTATGCGCTTGACGATGCATTTCTTCTGGATGGTGGGCTAGGGCAACTGATGTTGAGATACCCACTGTTTTTGATCTTGATGGAAAAACGTCATAAACTGGTAAACTACCAGAACACACTGGGGGGTTGTCCAGGGGCAATGCAGAAACATTTGGATTAGCTTCTACACTAGCAGTTGCTGATTGTTTATTTGAAGTATTCAAAGGAACATCACCAACAATGTTAGATAACTGATAAGTGTTGTTGGTAGATATTCTATTACCTTGAGCTTCAAATTCATCAGGTTGTGGTGATGGTTCCATATCAGGAACTGGACGTGTTAAAAGATCACCTGCCAATCTTGTTCCACTTGATGCATATGGTCGTGGAACTCTACATTTAAGATTTGGAAATTTAGTAAAAACAGAAACAGTCACTTCACTTGCTCCGTCCTTACCTGTGTTAAGAGGACTCAAAACACAAATATCCAATGTTGCAAAATTTTCCTTCTTTGTGCTGATTATCCAATCTCTGAACCAAACAAAAGGCAATCTCAATGTTGCTGTTGTTGATGTGTTTGGCGACATTAAAACATGATTGTAAAATGTATATGCAAACGCATCAGTACTATAACGATAACCACCGACGTTTGGTTGTGCTGCATCCATTAATTTAGCTGGAACTAATACGGCTACAATAGTGCCTTGATGGAATGGGGTTCCTGCTATTTGTATGGTAACTTCAACATCATGTCGCAAATACAGATATCTTTCAAAAGGCATGTTTTGTAGATTTTGTTGTTGACCTTTATCCAAAGCACCAAATGGTAATTCCATGCGCAAGAGCGATTTCTTGGCTTCATCATTTAATGTCCATTGAACATCAGCTCGGTGAATTAATGAATCAGTCCCTAGATCCAAAGTTCCCGGAGCTTCAGTTAATCCAGAATTTCCAAATACCATTGAATTGGTAGTTGTTCCATCTTGTTCTTCAATTTTTGAATCAATAACTTGCGTCAATCCTACACGTGATTGGGCACGAAACCAATCTTCTGTGCTGTTTGCATTCCGATGTGCAGCAATACTTTGCATTTCTAAATAACTAGGATATTCAATAGGATGGACAACATTTATTGCATTAAAAGCCAACAAAATTGAGTTTTTATAAGCAATATGAAAATTTTCATCCCATAATGCCGACAAATAAATACATGCTTCTACAACAGTATTTAAATCAACGTTGTTAGTTTTGGTCCATTGTACAGTTTGCCACAATTGTTGTTGTTTAGGAGCACCAACATAGGTCATCATACCATCGACTTGAATAAGACGAGGATGAGCTCCAAGAAATGTGAGATCTTCAAAGGTTCGAAAATCTGATGTTAATCTTTATCTTTGATGTCACTGGTGTATTCTTGTCCGATATTTCGCATTTGTGCCTTGATAACAAGAGGATTGAAATCCACTCTATCACTGACAGAGAGAATATGATCATCCCCTAAGACTTTCAATCTGCATTCCTTGTCAAATGATTTTGTCGGGAAAGCACTTGCAAATGCGTATCTAAAATATAATTCATTCACAAAGCAGTTAATAACCGACGTTAAGAAACATCCAGATGTATGCATACAGTATGTTTCAATTAACTCCGATTTAAATTGTAATTTAGGATTAACAGCTTCATGTTTCCATAAATATTCGCAATTGTTTTCATCTTGTTCCGATAATTCAAAGAAAATTTCATAGGCAGCTCGTTGGAATTGAACATGATAACAGAAATCATAATTCTTGTAATCACCAGCAACAAAACGTTGTTACCAGTTGATGTTAAATAAGAATAGATGTTATCCATATCTGTTGAATATTGATTCATTCCAATTGCTGATGGTGTAGCATTTGATGAATTGTTAATACGTGCCAATAAAATTCCGAATTTAATTCTAAAAGCCACTAATGATATAACATCGTTACAATAGATAGCTCTTGTCCTTGCTTCTTCAATTTTACTGGGTGATACAAGTTCATCTTTCCAATAAACAACAAATCTGTTGTTAGGTGTCACACCGCGTTTCATTTCATCCAACCGCTGCTGTACTGCTGTTCTAAACCATGGTTCAATTTCTACTTCACCTCCTGGTTTGATCTTAAAACAACCAGTTTTCCCCATGGAATTAATCATTTTACTAACAGGATATCCTGGTGATGTTTTTAGATTCAATGATGATAAGTATCCCGGTAAACCTAATATTGCTTCTTCTATTGTTAAGTCGCGTAAAGCGTATGTTTTATCAACATTACGTCGCCAGTTTTTCAACATGGTTCTTTTACAACTTTCCAAACGTGAAGAATCAATAACACTATCATTTACTTTGGAAATACGTTCAATGAAACTTTGTGAAGGACTGTTGCGTGTTCTACTGTCACCTTCTGCCATTATTGATGGTTGTTTCATGCTTTGCACTGGTAAATTCCCGTTTAATAATGATGGTTGTAATTTTGTTCTTGTTGGAAAGAACATAATTTCAGATGCCGGTAATGATGTCGTTTTAAGGATGTTTGATACTGGGAATTCAATTGGTTTTTCTTTTGGTGAAAATGGACACCACGATTGTGCTTCCATTTTAACATCTTCATCAGTTGGAACAATGCAAAGAGCATCTTTGAGGGCTTTAACATCCTCACAAGTTACTGCTACTGCACCACCCATAGGTTTGGATTTGTTTTTATTTCCACATACATGAATTCCAATTATTTTTGATGGAGCAATTTTATCTGCACTACGCACAATTGCACCACAATCTCCTTTAACCGTTTCGGCGTGATAACAGAACATTTTGCTAGGTTGATGTTTAGCAAAAGCTGAACTGTATGACCAACCATCAGTCAATCTTACCGTCAAATAAATCCGTTCATTAGGTTTTTCAAATGTTGTTTGCATGGTATCAATATTTCCAAGTTCGGAATTACTGATAAACTTTGATGAACGATCTTTTGTGTTTGGAAAAGAAGGACAACCCACTCGAAATAATGCCAAATCATTTTCAGGACTAACCTTTGTTTCATAAGTGTTACCAGAGAAACATAGGGTTACATCAGATCTCTTCTTGATACCTTCCCATAAATGACAAGTTGTCAAAACCAAACGTTCACCAACATTGACACACAATTGTGTCCATACATCTTCTTCTTGTACCATTATTGTTCCAACAATTTCAGTTGATGAATGTGCTTCAAATTTATTGAGACGCGTGATTTTCCGTTGTCTTTGTTTAACATCTCTTTGTTTGCGTCCCGAATCCGTTTCGCCTTCAAATGTGTTATAATATGACAATTGTTTTTCATAAGCTGCTTCTTCACAATACATGAGGTAACCACAAAAGATTAACCAAAGGATTATCCACCAATTAAAATTGGAAGGATCACCAATTGTTTTAACAGCTTTCATTCCGAATTTCTTTACGTTTTTCAAAATTTTGATGGTATAACCACTAACTGTTGAATAAGTCCACTGATAATGGCTATTAAATTTTGAAATTGCGTATTGTATACTTAATGGAAGTCGATCTTCCCATGTTGCCAACATTGCCAAACGACGTTGGATTTCTTCATCTGTTATGTTTTCAGGCACAACAGTTTGTTCTTCCTCCGGTACATCTGGCAAGTTTAATTTCGGTTCTTCATCATCCTCTTGTTGTTCATCAGAATTTACTTCATTGTTGTTTGATTCACTTTCAGTAACATTGATATCTGGTGTGTTTGGTTCTTGGAAAACATCTTGATTTTGATTAAGAAAATTAATCAAATTGCTACCTCCAGTATTAATGCATCTAAGATTTACTTGTTCTTCAGGTTGATGTTGTTCATTTTCGGTTTTGGATTTCCGATCAACTCTACTTTTCCGTGTAACTTCTGCTTCAAAATCATTCACAAAAATTCCTTTGATAAAATTCCAAACTGAAAATTTACCTTGGGGAACATTAAATTGTGCTTTCAATATTTC